AACATAGCATAAAAAGTATCAAAAACAAAAACTATCCATTGAGTCAATTTTTCAGCTAATAAACCTAACAAACCCGTTATTCCTCCTGTATCATACGCTTCCTTAAATTCAACTAATAACGCTATAAATCCAAGAATTGCATCTATAAGACCCTGAAGTACCTCGGCTATCCCAACTCCAACTTCGAATCCTTTATTAGTTTCTTTTATATTTTCAAATTCACCTTCTCCAAATAATTTATCAAATCTTTCTGCTCCTGCAAATTGTGCTATAAAACCAATAACTGCTGAAATTGCTCCATGAATTATCTGTATAAGTAAAGTTATAACTCCACCTAACTGATCTCCCAGAAGACTACTCAATACCTCTCTTATCTTATCAAAATCTAGTAATAAAAAGCTTTTTATCCAACCAGCGAACATTTGAAATAATGGAATTAATACTCCTGCTATTTGATCTTTCATTGCGATAAGTTTTCCTCCAACATCCTTAACCACTATAGCTATCCCACCAAATAAGTCTCCCCCCATTATTTTTCCCATAACTTTCTGCATTACTTCTCCAGAAGGTGCAAAAGCCTTCATCATTAAATTGAATAACGGCATTATAGTCATATTGATTAACTTAGCCATTAGAGACATAATCATAAGAAATGGAATTAATAAGGGAATTATTAGATTTACAAAAGGTTCCACCATTTTTGTAATTAATTGTAACATTGAACTCCAAATCTTTATAACACCTCTAAAAGCACCATAAAGGGCACCTACAATATCAGCTGATAGTTTAAGTATTATGCCGATACCTACCAAAGTAGCAAGGATATTCGCCAATAAAACAGCGGGATTTCCACCTGCTCCTGAAACTGCTTCACCAACTCCTCCGCCAATACCTCCTTTTATTGATCCTACTGCTTTTTCTAACTCACCTTTTAGTGAATCACTTAAACCCTTTGCATTGACATTTCCGATCTCAAGATCGACAAGTACTTTAGTATCTGCCATTACATCATACCTTTTATTTTTCTTTTCATTTGTTTAGGTTCTGGTTGATTTTTCCCTCTTCCAGATAAAATAGCCCTGTAAGCTTCCAACATATGCGGATCTTGTTCGTCTATCTCCTTTGGAGTCCATCCAAAAGTTTCAGACAAACTTAAATAATCCATATATATAACCACAGATGGGTCTATTTTCTTCAGCTTTATCAAGTATTTTATTGTTTCCTGACCTTGTTTTTCCTTATTTAATAACTCACCTACAACAGTCAGGCTTTCGTAAAATCCTTGTTTTTATCACCCAAACCTAAACTTTTGTTTAACCAACCGTAAATCTCCTGCAAATCTTCATTTGCTATTTTGTAGCAATCCTCCTTCTTTTTTATTAGCTCATTCTGACTAAGCTCAGCCAAAAACTCATTCTTTTTATCTTCAACAGATAGCATAAGCTCAGTGCCCTTATGCGGGTCTTTCTTAATATCCTCTTCAGTTTCAAAGCCTTTAGCTTCTACTACTAAATCAGCTTGGAATTGAGTCCACCTTCTTTTATAAAAATTAGAAGGTCTCATGAACTCCAGCTTAACTGGTTTTCCTTCCATTTCTACTTCAAACACCTTCACCACAAATAACACCTCTTACTACCAGTTTGCACTAGTAACTTGGTCAGTAAATGAACAAGAACTTATGATTCCAGATCCAGATATATCATATACTACAAAGTCATCAAATCTAGCTGCAATTGACCAATCTTTTACTTGACATCCAACCAAGTTAAACGCCATTCTTCTTTTTCCAGAACCTAATGCGATTCCATTGTCCGCTTTAACAGTAGTTGTAAATGATGTTACCTCTGTAGCAGTAATTCCAGCAGCTGCACCAGTTAGTCTTGCTAGTTGAGTAGTATCTGAAAGACCAATGGTTGCTCTCCAATCAGTATTTGTATGGTGTGAACTTCCGTCTACCGATTCTCTTCCACCCATTCCGTGGAATACTTTAGAGTTTTTATTTACTGTTAGTTCCCAACTTTGAACATAATCTATATTAGAACCTGCTATCTCTAATCCACATTCAAAACCTCTTAATGGAGCTCCAGTATTAACAACTGCTGCAGTTGCGGTTGTTCCTGATAAATCTACATCTTTCCATGTAAAGTCTGATCTTAAACTAAGTTCTGCATCTAAAGCTGATGAAATAGTAGTAGAACCGAATAAGACACCTACATATGCCCCCACAAAATCGGAAGCTCCTTGCTCATGAGATACTTCCATTGCATAAGTATCAAGTTCTTCGGACCAAACCATCGTGTGAACCCAGTCTCCAGTAGTTTCTACGTGAGTTGTAGTTCCGCCAAAAATACAATATTCTAATGGTCTTCCATGCTGAAGTTTAGCTTCAATAGAGCCTTTTCCGTTTACTTTTCCACCTTTTACATAAACAGCTCTAGATTGTCCTAGTCCGTGCTGTTCTGCAGTAGATTGATCTGGATTTACAGTTACGTTTTGAACCAAACCAAAATCTTTATTAGCTGTTCCACCAGTACCATAGGAAGTCTCTGCCCCTAACAATACCGTACTCAAAAATCCTCTAGGAATTGTCGTCATTCTTCTTCACCTTCTTTATCTTTTTTTCTCCTACTTTTTCTAGTAGGTTTTTCTTCAGATATAACCGTAAGATACCCCTTTGGGACTGTTTTAAGTTCATCTTCACTAAATCCATATTCTTCGCCTTCTTTTATCTCATAAACTGTAGTTCCGATACGAAGATTTACAGTTTGTAATGCTCTAACTTTCATAATAACACCTAACTTTGATCGTAATATCTTGCTTCGATAGTTATATCCTTTCTAAAGATTCCCATATCTTCTTCTGATCTTATTCTTTCTGATCTAACTATCTTCCAGTCATAAAATTTCCAAGGAATTACTTGTCTGTTTGTTTCAAAATAGTTAATAATTTGTTCAGATATTGCATTTACTAAATCCATGTTTTTATATTTAATACTACTATACGTATAATCTTCAGTTAGTTTTCTATTTCTAACTATAACTTTACCTCTGAATGTTACCAAATCTCCCATTTTAGAATTATAACTGCTGTAAATTCCCATACCTGGAGTTTCGTAATCAAAAGCTACGCTATCAACAGTTATTCTTGGAAAAGTTCCGCTGTTTTGATATGGATGGTCGTCATAAATCCATTGTTTTACTGTTTGATAAATAACTTCTATATTATCGTCATCGTCTGAAGGCGTACTACCACTCCAGGTAATAGTTCCAGCACTAGAATCAAGATCAAAATCTACACCGTCAGTTTTAGCAGTACCGTCTAATTTAACTATGAATCTTCCACCTGAAGATGGTTTTCTTTCTAAGTAATTAACTTGAGAAGCAGTTCCATCTCCACTAAATAGTTGAGTATAATTAGCATAACCACGAGACGCATTAGAAAGAGGATCTGTAACATTGAAGGTTAAGAAATGTCTTATCATATAAGTAACAACGTCAGCTGTTTTCAGATTCTTCATGGACTTCCTCGTGATTTTAAGGCACTTGCCTACTCACTTCTACCATAACACCACGAACAAGATAAACTATTATATTAATGAAACTTTAAATATTTTTCGGTCAAACTCTCGATAAAGTGTCAATAAATACACTACTGTCGAAGTATCTGTCTACAAAGTATCTTGGATGTATTCCTTTTACTTTCTTTAAGAATACATTCTCATCTGGGAATCCTAAAGCACTAGCTATCTTTGAGTTTTTGAAATGGAGTGCTTTTGCCTTTAGTGGTACTATTGATCCTCCTGGTCCTTGTCCTGCATGTGCTGGATTATAAATTCCAGTTCCTTCGTTTAACCATATCCATACTGGAGATTTAGTTATTACTCTGAAACCATTTTTTGTTTCTTCTACTATTAAGTCATCTGCTATTGAGCTAGAATGTTTATTTGGAAGTTCGTTTACTATTATGTCATCAACTGTCTTTTTTCCTGCTTTTACAAGTTTTGATTTAACTACTTCAAATAGTTTTCTTTCTACTTCCACTAGATTCTTTATTCTAACCACTTTTAACCCTCATATAGGTAACTGTTAGGATCGCTGTAATCGCTATTTTTAACTCTTCTGATAACTCCTGATCCTGATTCAGATGTTGAAGATAGAGTTGACATAAACATATCTACAGAGTTATTGTATTCTTCTTTCCACATATTTATCTTACTTATTCTAATATCTGGATTTATGAAGTTTTCTCCTAGGTTCATGAAGTATTTAATGGCTGATTTTAAGATTATTAGTTTTTTCTTTAGTTTTATGTAGTCTGAGTTAGTTGAATTTACTAAATCTGGTACATCCTGATTTACTGTGCTTTCTGATCCTTCTAAATAAGATTTAATAGCATCAGTGCTTATAGCATTATCAGCTGGAATATCAATATATCCTAGAAATTCACTAACTGTGACTAAATTCTCCTGATTTTCATAAACTTCAAACTGTTCATCCGTAACTTTAGTTACATCTCCACTGTCATAAGCTACATTTATTACTGAATAGAACATACCTGCAGTATCAGTAGCAGTTGTTTGAATAGTATAGAAAGCTAGTCCATTAGTTGCATCTGTAACTGAACAAAGAGCAACAAACTTAGACGCATTATTTCCTGTGTTGTACCACGTTGCAGTAACCACTGAGCTTGTTAAATCTACTGGAGTTCCTGCATCAGTATCTAAAGTTAAGTTAAATGTTTCTCCTATTGTTCCTTTGAATATTCTTTTAACCATAATATCACCTTTTAATTATTTCAAATATAAATTTAATTAATCCTCCGAATACAACCATTGCAGTAGCACCTAAGCTTTTCCATAAATTAGAGAGTCCATTTCTATTATTTTCAATATCTTTTTTCATTTCTGCTTGTTCTATTCTAACACTATTTATCACGTCTAGTTTTGTTTCTATTCTGCTTATTTTACTTAATACGTCTGAGTGATTTTGTGTTAGTTTAGTATCGATGTCTTTAATCATGTATCTTAGAACCACAGGGGTTATCTCTTCATGTTTGACATCTTTTATAGTCATTAATTATCACTCTATGTATGGAATAAACCTAAAGTTCCGTATTCTATTGTCTGTTTGTGCTTCATAAAGTACAAAATTTGAAGATGTCCATGTTGTATCTGTGAACGGCATTGCTCCAGCTCCACTATCAGTAAGCATTACCCAAGCTCCAGCACTATTTAAGTAATAAGCTGTAAATACTCCAGCAGACGTCCTAGTAACTCTATATTTTTGCCATCCATGTTCTGGAAATAGTTCATTTGATGTGAACTTAAGAGCTGCTCCTCCAGCACCATTTGATTCATAAATTTGAATTGCACCTGTATTTATTACTGAGAAGAAATACGTTTCATTTGTAACAGTATAACTTGTAGCATCACTTGCCATAAAATATACTCTGCTAACTATTCCTGCAAAGTCAGGACTAATTTCAAATTCCCAAGTACCAACTGCTTGTTTTGACGGAATAGAGATTAACCCAGTTCCTTCACATGTTAATTTCTTAGAATCTGTCTTAGCTTCGTAAAGTCTTACATCATCAAACTCAACATAACTTGCCCCATTTGTATCATTTACTAAGTAAAAGTTTATTCCATCTGCTTCTGCTTCAATATCAAAGTATGTCCAAGTTGTTCCATCTATTGTCCCATGGATTACCAAACCTCCAATATAAATATCTGCACTTCCTGTTCCATCTGTTCTTGCCCAGCCTGTTATCCTATACTTTTTCCCAACTGTAAGAAGATTAGTTTTATATATTCCTGCATTATCAGCATCTGTATAAGCTACTCTTACATAAGAACTTCCAGTTACTGGATCGGTTGTTTGTTCAGTTACTGTTGCATTTCGATATATTAACCAATTATCTAGAACTCCTCCTGTCCAATTCTCAAAATCATTATTACTCAATAATTGACTTCCAGTTCTATTACTATAAGAATCATCTACTTGCCAAGAACCAGAACCTACACTCCATTCAGTATTCTCTACAAATCCTGAAGTTACATTAGCATCGGAAACATTCCAACCTTTTCCATCTGAAATATAAACATCATATCTAGGATTAATTTCTATAACAGTCACATCATCTACAGAACCAACAAAATTAGTGTCTCCTTTGAGGTAAATATGTCTGTCGGTAGAAGATGAATTAATATAATAATATTCATAAGTACCATTTGCAGATATATCTGGAGCAACAACACTAGATACTCCACCAATCAGTACTTTTAAATTTCCAGCAGAATAACCACTAACGGTTACTTGAATCTTATATTTTTTTGTAAATTCTACTACATTATTTTGATATAAATCAGTTGATGCTACTTGACTACCATCACAACTTGCTACTCCTCCAGAAATACTCCAACCAGTTCCCTTTATCCAATCTGAATCAGCATCGAAAGTTCCATTTGTTACTAGTTCGTTTCCATATACTGGGTTGTTTGTTTGTATCTCTGGCATTGTAAATGGTCTTTCTTGTTTAGATTCTTCATATAATTGAGATACTTCTTGACCTGTAAGATTTGTATCTAATATCATTGCTTCTAATACATTTCCACCAAGAAAAGTTGCATTACCACCATTATTCCAATTTCCACAACCAATTCTTCCGTTGTCCAAACCACCTAAATCATTAAACCAATAAGTTTTATCTGTAGATGTAGAAAATGTTTGAGCAACTGCGACTCCATTTACATATAAAATTGGCTCTGTTCCATCTTGAACCAAAGCAATGTGAATCCACTCACCGTTAACAAAAACTGCATTATCGGTATCGACAGCCCATTGCGTAGTTCCTGTTTCTCCTATTAATGCACGTAAAAGACTATTGTTAATATCAAACTGAATCCTAGTGTCTGCGTCTGTATCTCCAAAACTTATTATCTCTTGTGTTGTTGTTGCATCAGTAGTTTTAATCCATGCTGTCCAAGTTCCAACAGTGTCAGATGCTAAATCTCCAACTGCCGTATCAATATCAATATAATCTGTACTTCCATCAAAATTTAAAGTTTTTCCTTTTTTTGAATTTTGCCAAAAAGGAGTTCCTCCAAGTGTTCCATTATTATAATTTCCTGAATTGTCTGCAATACTACCTCTTCTGAAATCCCAGTGTCCTACAATGTTAGCCACATATTTATCTTTTATCTTAACCATGGTCTCACCTATTAAACTCCTTTAAAGTTTTTTCATGAAGCCATCTAATCTGTGTTGGTGTTAGTGCATCTCTCTTTACAATTGGAAACTTAAGTGCTCCGTCAACTTGCCAGTGTAATGTTGTTAGTGCGCCAATCATAAATGGTGTTGACTTTTCCCAAGAACCAGTTTTTGTAATTGTTGTTCCTCCAGCATTTTTCAATTCTCCATCCATGTATAAATAGACTTTGTTAGTATCGGTTCTATCTACCACAGCAGCATAAGAATGCCAAAATATATCATCTATAACATTCAAAGCAATTATATTCTGACTTCCTACTCCACCATCGTTACATTGAAATTGTAAATCTCTTGATCCTTCTTCTCCAAAATAATAACCTGGTTCATTTACTAAAGTACCAATATTTTTAGAAAAGAATATGTTTTGAGTTTTTGTATCTAATCTAGCCCAAATAAAAAAAGTCATATCTGTTGTTGCTGTAATATCTAAACTACTTTGATCTCCACAGTTGATATAATCTCCACCATCAAAACTTGCACCGTTGTTATCTAATAATGTTGGATAAGTTGTAGCTGTACTTCCATCTCCCCATTTAATAACATCTGATGATATATTTCCTAAGTTAGGAGTAACCTCTGTCGAACCAGTATTATAGTGACTTCTTAGAGGTAACCATAATTCAAATACAGAAGGATCAATTTCATTAAAAGTGAAAGAAGAAAATCTATCACTTACTTCTCCAGATGACCATTTTCTATTATAGGTATTTACATTTCTAATATTACCATCGAAAGTATTTGCACCAGCATTATCAGAACCAACATAAAAATTAGGAGGATCTGCTGCACTCCAAGCTGTAGCATCTGCGTCAACTATTTTATTATTATTTAAATAAACATCTGAATCTCCAGTAGTCCCTGCAATAACTAGATGATTAAATCCATTTTGATTCCAATATGCAGAATAAGTTCCTGAAGCAACATTAACAATATTAGTATTTCCCAAAGAGATATTTAAAGAATTTCCTCCAGCATTGTTTGCTTTTAGAACGTAATATCTACTTCCTGTTGTTGAATCGATAATATACCTTGCAACATTTTCGTCATAATCAAAATCAGGAAAAAATATTACTTCTATTGATAGGGGATCTTTTTCACTAAATAGACCTTCTGATTCAAAGCTTGCATATTGTGTACTTCCATTCAATGTAATCCCATCACTAATGGTTGGATTTCCAGTTTTAGTACCTCCATTATCTGTAAAATATGAATCGTTTATAAATGACTCTCTGAAAATCGCATCCTCTGCTTTTATTTCTGGATATAATAGGACCATTATCATCGCCCTACAATTCTACGGGTTCAATGGGTTCTCTTAGAGATTCTATTTTTTCATCCATTTTTCTATGTATCTCTGCTACTTGTGATCTTGTTAAACCAATAGTGCTAGCTATTGCAATATGACCGTTATTTTTCTCTACTTCTTTTAGAAGTGTAATTGCTTCTTCTACTTTTTCAGTAGTTAAACTTGGTGTTGTAGTTTTTACTGACTTATCAATTACCAAGTCTTCTAAATTCTTATTCTTCAGTACATCATCTATTACTCCCATTCTAATCTACCTCTTCTAATGGATAGCAACCGCTTGGGTCACATATCTCCTTATTTTGATTACCTTTCTTCTCTATATATATTATTTTTTCTTTAACTAATCCATTTTCTTCTATATAACTCTCCAAAGATACCCAATCATCGTCACATTCAAAATTAACTAACTCTTGAATATTTTTGACTATTATGACTTCTTCTGAAGTTGGACATACAAAAGCATTATCAAACTGTTCTTGTGTTAAGTGTTGTCCCCCTCCAAATCCTACTAGTAAAGAAAGAAAAAGAAGGATTCCTCCAGTTGCTTTTTGCTTATTTGTAAGTTTACTCATATTATCACCTAGTTAATCCACCAATCTCCTCCTCCAGCATATATTGCTATGCTGTCGTAGTCTCCAGTTATTGTATAGTTAATTTCTCCGTCAAACAATTCTCCTCCTACACCATAAACAACTATCGGGTGGTTACTTGCGTTTCCACCTTCATCTTTTATTATGAAGTATTTTCCATCCATTAGTGCTTCTGTAGATGGTATAGATACATTTACTTCTGTTTGACTTGAGTTTACACCAATTATATAGTTACTTGTTGTTACATTGAACTGATGTGCATAAGTATATGATCTATTGTAGATAACACCTGTGTTTGTCAAGTTCAAGTTACTGTTTTCAACTACTCCAAATTGACTACAAGTTGTTGAATCTGCTATCTGAGTTACTGCATAACCTGCTGAACATGCTGATGGATAGTTATCTAAGAACTTCCATGTCAGATCACCAGATAAATTAAGTGCAGTTACATTATTTGCAGTTATGTTTCCACTGGTATATACATTATGGCTTGTTAAGTTAAATAATGTACTATTCAACGATGTAAGTCCAATCGTTCCTCCAGATGGATAGTTTCCAAAAATCAAACCTTCTGCATTGTTGAATGTATTAAATGCGATATATGTGTTGCTTCCTTCTGCAATTGCAAATGAACGCATATTGTTATCTGGAATATGGATTTTACTTTGTGGATTCTTGAAAGTAAGATTTTGATGTATAGAGAGATTTCCAGTTACATTTAAACTATCGAATACTCTTAGCCATTGAGTAACCACATTATCTATAATTCCTCCGTTAGCAAAAGTAATCTGATCTCCTAGAGTAAAGTTTCCATCAACTGTAAAGTTTCCAGTTGTATTAATACTTCCTAATACCGTTAATGTCTCATTTACTGTTAAATTACCACTAACATTTACATTTCCAAATGTTGATGTTGATAAAGCAAAAGCTAAACCACACACCAAAAGAAAAAGAAAAAAAGATTTTATTTTCATTTCATACACCTCAAAGTGACTGATCTGTGTCCACACCAGCTTCTAATTTAAGCTGATTGTCAGACTTCCTGAACTCACACAACTTAGTTGCGTGATGGGTGACCTCATAATTGGTTCCGTCATCATTCACAAAAATGTTTCTTGAACTTCTATATACTGTCATTTTCATTCACCTCAGAACATCCTCTTTGCGTAGACCGCTAAGTCTGCAGTGTTGTTTCCACCCGCTGTTACGTATTTTAGTCTTAGATATTTGTATGGACATGGTGTGTCAATAACCCAAACTGTGTCTGCTGCTACACTTGCTACCCCAAAGTATGCGTTTGTAATATCTTGGTATGTACAACTTGCAGCTGCAGTTCCGTCGTCTTGCATTGTTCCTTCAAGAGTTACAGTACATGTATCTGTTTGTGCTGGAATCTCTAATTGGTATCCAATGTACTTATAACCAGCCATATCAGAATACAGATAAGCTGTAGTTCCAGAAGTTATGTCAGTTAGATCTGCTAGTGTTTCTCCAACATATTTACCGTCAAGATCATTTACTTGTGAAACCTTAACTGAGTCTGTAGCTGTATCGTATCCATCTGTTTGAGTCATAAGATGCCTGTCTGCAGTCATTGCCAGTGCTCCAGAATCTCCATCATCTACTGAGTCTCCTGCTGCACTGTAGAAACCACCCATTACAGTTATTGCATATGAAGTTCCTACTGTAAATGCTCCATCATCATCTCCACTTGAAGAAGTTATTACTTTTCCTTCACTATTAAAGTGGAAAGGTACTGCGTCATTGTCATCGTATGTATCTAATACATCCTTATAGATACCACCGTCAATCAATACATTCGGAGTTGCTGATACGCCAGCATTATCTGCAGCTACCTGAACTGCTCTCAGTTTTAGATTTGCAGAACCTTCTGTGTCGAAACCGTACATTGCAGATGTTGTGAACAATAATGATGCTTCTTCATCTTCAAGTTCATCACTTAGTAAATTTACCTTTGCTCTGTATCCATTTCCATCAAATATTCCTATTGGGAAACCATACGCTGTTGCACTCACAGAAGTTACTGTCACTGCTTGTTCAGTAGCACCGTTAATTCCATACAATTTACTTCTAGTATCAATTCCGAAGAAATGAGTAGAAGTTATTGAAACAGAACTTGGTCCACCAGTTACTCTTATCGTTTGATCCGTATCTGCTGGAGCTGTTGTATTTGCACATGCAATTACTCCTATATTATCAGGATCAGTATTATCTGCAGCATAAATACCGTCAACCTCTACTTCTATCTCTCCAGTTGCACTTACTGCGATTGCTCTGTATGCATTTGCACCTGCTGTATTATCGTATCCGAGTGTAACTGAGGTTTGAACACCTGAAGTTGCACTGTGGAAGTTAGGTAATGTTCCAGCATTAGTTCCTCCATCCAAAGCACTAACTGTTCTTACTCTATCCCATCTATCAGTTCCATCGTATTCGTAGCCCATTGCACCTGTTACAAATTGAGTTTGATTGTTAGCTACCCTATCGGATCCAGAAGTTAATAAACCTCCAAAGTCAGTTCCATCAGTTATTATTGCATATTGATGACCACTTGAATTAACCAAACCGTATGAAGCGTTTGGAGTTGTAAGATCTGTGGAGAATACTTTAATATTATCAATAGTGACACTAGCTGAAGTAATTAAAAGTTCTGTGTTAATGTATCTTACATTATAACTCGCAATTACTGCCGATGTATGAGTTGTTGCTTTCTTATATCGAATCCTACCAGACTCATAATGAATAGCATAATCACCGTTACTCATTGCAGCTAACTGAGTTACATCAGTCTGATCTACTCTATATGCAACTTCAGTGGTTAAAACTGTAACTGCACCACCTAAAGTAACACTTGAGTTATTATGATCTCCAATCATTGAACCTGAAGCATCAAAAATAGGCGCTGTTGTTGTTTCAGTTATTCCTGTAGTTCCTGCTGCACCTGCAGCTAATGCTATTGCTTCTCCTGTAATTGTATCTGCAATTGTTGAAATATTTCCATTTACTACCCTCTGAACTGAGGTATTCATCGCTGAAGTAAATGGTGTATATGCATTCCTCCAGTCACGTGCTGTACTTCTATTATACGTCATATCATCACCTTTTATTTATTTCTGTCGGAGTGTGTTCTCCGATGGGTTAAACCCTACCTTTACTTAATAAGATGAGGAAAATATCCTCATCACGTACTTGTTCTTACTTTTTGATATTCGACATCTACTCTCCATGAAGCAGTGTCTGATCCGCTTGTTCCTACTTGGACGTCTACGGTTTGTGCTGGTGTGTTTGCTACTAGACCAAGTCCTTTCCATGTTCCACCATTTATAGCTGTCATGGTAGTTCCTGAACCTACCCAAGTAACATTTCCACCTGATTCTCTCTTAAACAAACCTGCTAATCTTCCGTAATAGTGTTCACCACTACCTCCTGCTGTTCTTCCAACTGCTGTCATAACAATTCCTATTGCTTCTAACTCGCTCAATCTTATATTTGCTGCGGTTGTCCACAATGAAGTTGTACTACTTGCAGTTGTAGAGAACTTTACGTTGTCTCCTCCAACATCAGTTTCACCTAAATAGTGACGTCCCTGATGTCTTTTTCTTGGTTTCACATCTCCTGTTACATATGCCATATTATTCACCTCTACTACCCTAATGGGTTGGCTTCAAGGTTATTAGCGTCTAACCTTGTATAACACCTCTTCGTCCATAAAATATTCTGGACATAGGCTTACTATCGCCTCCTTTTCGGCGTCAGTATGATATTTTGATGCTTTGTATTTTATTCTCTTTAACGTTGATGGAATCTCATCAAATCCAGATACAATTTCAAATCTTCTTCTGTATCTCATTGGTTCGTGACTTCCCTTCACTATATATACCTGTGTATTCAATATCCCTTCTCTGTTTCCCTCTCCGCTATTCATTATTCTCAATACTTCTATCAAAGCTTTTAGTTGCTCTTTTATAGACGTATCAAATTCTATTTCGTCATTTTCGTATGCCTTGACTGTTTCCTTTCCTCTGTACTTTATAATCCATGGACATTTTCCTCCATGTTTTACTTTAACAATTACTTTCTCCTTCTTTGGTAACCCCGCAGGGACATCTTCGACTTTTTTCTTCTTCATATTTCCAACCTCTTAACACCACAACCATAAACAAAAAATAAAAAAATAAAAGAAAAAACTTTTTCAATTATATCCCGCTACCAGACATGATATAATATGGTAGTTGGTATTGATCTATGTAGCTAAATATAATAGCATAGCTCTTACCTGCTTCTGCTTCATCGTATTCAAAGGTCTTGAAGTTTTCTCCAATCATCAAGTTTCCAAACATTCCTCTCTTACCAAGTAAGAAAGTACCAGTTGTCAAACCTGTGTCTGGTAGAACTTCTAGTCCTAATGGTCTAGATACATATGAACCAGATTCAAGTGGCTTTCCAGCGATATAATCTGTGCTTTGCATTCTTTGATCCTTCATCAAGTCTGCCCACTCATTAGTATGTAATACTAAAAAGTCTGCATCAACTCCACCTGAAGAATCTTTGAATGCTGCTTTAGCATCAATTATGTCTCCAACTGAGTCACCTGTGGTGCTCCATGTTGCAGTTGCTGTATAAGACTGAGATGCATTAGATGCCATGTTTGTTAATAGTGTGTTGTTAATATCTACTTCAATTCTGTTTACACTTTCAGTTGCATGTTGTGTAATGTACTGTTGAACTAATGGTTTTCCAGAGCTTAAAAGCTTTCTGTCAATCCTGTAACCTTCTGCGTAAGTCAAAACTGTTGATGTTGCATCCTCCGTTCCTATGCTGCTGAGAACTGCCCTTGAACCATCTGCTAAAACTTCTGGTGCACTAAAAGAAGTGAAACCAGTAGCTGCTGCATAGGTTTGTGTTTGTCTCACATATTCTGGAGTTGTCTCCGCGCTATCTATATCCACGTTATTAAATAGTCCTCTAATCTTTCCCATTTTGGGAAGATAGTGATGTAATGTTTGGTCCAAATATTTTTTATAATCTGTTGGGATTTGTGTTAAGTTACTCATATCAATCACCTATTCCTAATAATACTCTAACTACACTTGCGCTTGTGGCTGCAGTATGAACTACTCCGAAAGTTGTTCCTCCTGAATCATCTTGTGTAGTTCCTGCTGCTGAAGGTTCTACTAATCCTCCAACAGTTAGAGTTTGTCCAGTTAATACTAGACATCCGTCACTCAAAACAGTAGTATAACCAGCTGAACTTGCGGTGTCTCTTGCATATCCAATAGGTTCATCTGTCTTTGCAGAGCAAGCTATAATTACATTATTAGTTACTCCGTCATACTTAACTGTTTGACCCGCTGTTACTCCCCCGCTTCCGACTTGGCAAGTATATTTAACACCACTACCTGCTTCAGTCTTGTCTATACTTGGTGAATTAGTTGCCATTTATTCCACCTATATACCTAGTATTATTCTAATCACACTAGCTCCTGTTGCACGAGTTCTTACAGCACCAAACTCAATACCTGAAGTAAAGTCCTGTGTTCCTCCGCCAGTAGATGGTTCTACTAATGCTCCAATAGTTAATGTTGCAGTTGTAACAACTAAGCAACCGTCACTTAGAACTGTGGTTGTTCCACCCGAACTTGCAGTATCTCTAGCACAACCAATGCAGTTATCATCAATAGCAGCACACTTAACTACTGTATTGTTGCTAACTCCATCATACTTAACTGGTTGTGCAGGCACTACTCCGCCTGATCCCACCGTACAGGTAAATTTAACACCGTTACCCGCTTCAGTTTTGTCTACGCTACTCGAATATGTTGCCATTCATATCACCTATATCAAATTCATCCTCTCTAAACTAGCTCTTGCTTCGTCAGTCTTTTTTACCCTTGAAGAAGATTGAACTGATTTCTTAATTCCCATACTTGTTGCTTTAGAAAGTTCAGCCTTCAATTCTTTAACCTCTACAATCAATTCGTCTACTTTTTCCTCTACTGCTTCTTCCTTCTTGGGTTCTTCAACCACTTCAGTTTCTTGCATTACTGCTTCTTCTTCAGGTTTTTTCTCTTCCTCAAGACCAGCTTCAACAGCTACTTCTTCAACTGTTTCTTCATCAGCTACTTCATTTAGAGCTTCCTCAATCTTTGAAATTCTTGCCCCTAATTCCTCCATTCCTTGAGCTTGACTATTTTTCAGCTCTTCAATAGCTGCTTTAGCATCAAACTCTTTTTCTTCGACTGGAGGTGCTTCTTCCTGCATTTGCTCTTCCTTCACTTCCTCTTTCACAGGTTTTTCTTCCTGTAGAGAGGCTTCCTCCTCTTTTTCTTTCTTTTCCTCTTCTGTCATACAATCACCTTTGGTGAATTTTAACCTTTTAACTTTTTGTAAAACTTACTCACTTTAGACTTTATATGTCTAGAATATTCTGGAGACTTTATTCCTCTTTTTATTCCGACTATTTTTGCTCCATCCACTTCACCCTCTGTAACTGAACTAATTGCCTTTCCACTAATTCTCTGAACTTTATTAGAACTTTGTTCAACTGTAAAGTCATGAGTTGAACTTACATCTTTAATTAGACCATTTTCTATTCTGTCTAGATAATTCTGAGTGAATTTAACTTCTGGAACTTTCACTTTTGCTGCTAACCATTTCTTTCCATCTTGTACTGTTTTGTACACTTTATCTATCATACCGAATTCCAGTCCAGATTTCTCATTATGGTTTAAATAGAATGGTTTTCCTTCGAATGTTGCAGAATTTTCTTCAATAGTTTCCCAATCGTACTCATATGGAGTTCCATTTGTTTTATATTTTCCTGGAGTTAAAAACAACACATCGACTAGTGCGTACTCTTTCATGCCAATGCCAGAGAATCGTGCTGTTTTAACCGCAGGGGTGAACCCATGAGAAATCACTTTCGCATGTCTTGCTACGCATTTCTTGTAATGTTTTGCAAGTTTGATATACTTTGGACTATACTTCTTAACATCTCCGTCTAGTTTTTTCTTGTAATCGTCTGGAATTTGACCTAAACCTGAATGTTTAGCTTTTCTTGAATTTTTCCAATACTTAGCTACTTTCTTCATTTCCGCTGGCCACTTTCCAGTTACTTTTTTCTCTATTGAAGCACAGTATCCTTCTGGACTATCCTTATCTTGGTTTTTTGAAACACAATCTTTGAAATCTTTATAATCTGCAAACAGCATTAGTCATCACCTTTTATAAATTTTAGAGTAGACCTGCAATTAGGATGAGCACTTGGTGCATAACCACTCCATCTTCTGGTCTTTCCTGACCCGTCTTTATAAGTAACTTTAAACTTCTCTCCAACTTTTACTTTCTTTCCATGAAGAGCTTTGCATACTTGAGAAGTGTCTTTATCCATCAAACTATCCCACACTTTGTAACTTAATCCTTTATTCTTAGCATCTTCTAATTTAGCGTGTTGTACTAAGTTAGTTTGTTCTGTTGCTAGAATTCTTCTAGTTTCTTCTTTAGTGTAATTTCCTACTTTCTTTACTTCTTCAAAAATAGCAGTAGATGATTTTCCTTTTGCTTCACCATTAACAATAATATCTCTTATTTTCTTAGCTTTTGATTTAGATACTGATTTTATCTTTTTTCCAACGTCTTCTTGAGCTACTTTCTTATAATTTACATCTTCTGTTTTGAATTCTTTGTTTAATCCCTTATCTAATATTTCAGTTGGTTCTAATGCAAGTTGAGCTCTTTTTTGTTTTTCAAATCTGCTTCCAACGTACATATCTAATTCTGTTTGATCTTGTGGTTTATCTCTGACTTCATCTGAAAATACCTCTCCTCTGTTTCTGTCTTCTATTTCGTTTAGATTTAACATATCTCTTGCTTCGTTTAGATTAATTAAACCAGCATTCCACTTATCCATTACCATTTTCTCTCTTAGAATTTGGTCTTGTACTATGAATTGAGGCCATTTTATCTCAGGAACATAAATGCTTCTTTCTATATCTGTAGATAAATATCCCTTAGATTTAAGATATAAACCTAGAATCTTATATATATATTCTTCCAGAACTCTCCTATCTGCCTGAACGTCTTTTTCAAAGTCAGAACTTCCTTGCTCAGATGTTGCTCTATTAGCTTCACCCTCTCCCAATAATAATTCTCGTGGAACTCTAAGTCCTGTTGCAACTGCAGTAACATACCATTCTGGATATGACGATATATTTCCTGATCCAGTAGCAGAAGATTCTATATAACTTAGATCTACAAAATATCCAGTAACAAAAGCTTCTTTTCTTACTGGGTCTAGAACCATATCATCGGCAGCGTCCATCATTTTCTCAGTAGGTGGGTGTTTTTCATTACCAACTTTTGCGTGCATTTTTGGATAGCCCATTGTATTAATTGATTCTGCCATTGCAGACATAACTTGACGTAAGTGAACTAAATTATTATAAGCTGGAACTATCATAGAAGTTCCGTAATGATTATCGTTTAGATTGTTAAAACTTAAATGAGCAATTTCTTCTTTCTTTAAGAATATATAATTTGGTTTTCTAAATATTGATGCTACTTCTATACCTTGTTCGTTAGTTATTTCTAAACTTTGAGATTCATCGAGTCTTTTTTTACTAGCTTCTATATTCGCATAACTTTCTAAGTCTCCGTAAGTAGATGCTAGGCTGTTATATAAATCTGTTAGGTTTTCTATGTATTGCCAGTAACCAATTGGGTCTCCCTGTAAATCTAGGAGTATTTTGTTGCTTATGTGATTTCTTCTAAAATCTATTGTTCTGAAATCCCCATGGGCGACTGATGTCAGATTTCCTAGAGAGTTATAAGTTAGTTCTGTCCATTCGTTACCAGCCACATACGCATTTATTATTGATTGTCTTAGGAATGTCAAATACCCTATTTTCTTTAAGAATCTGTCGCAATCATCTTTAGCAAGCTTAGAAATCTCTGGATCAATATTAACTCCATCAGCTTGTACAAGTTCAAATCCCTCTCCGATTACTCTGTTTGCTCTTATGTTTAAAGCTTTATTAACAAGTGGTTCTTCCCAATAAAGTCTTTCCATATCTGCAATAGTAATAGAGCTTTCTTCGTTAGTTCTTAGAGATACTGTTGGATTTGTAATATCATAAGTTCCAGTATCACTGCTTGGAACAGTTATTTTTTTATGTTCTGCTCTTATAGTTTGTGGTATTCCTCTCATTCTCGAAAAAGTAGCTTGTTTTTTTAAAGTTTTTTTATCTTCTTCCAATTACAACCCTCATTTAGGTTCTAACACCATGAAGAAAAATAAAAACCTTATAAATTATGTATATAACGAAATGTATATAAATGTATGTCTATTTTTTCCAATGTAACTAGGGTTACAAAGTTGAATAAGTGTTCAACGTCTTCTACTTTTTGATCTAAACATTCCACGTTCTATGGGTTTTCCTGTATATCTGTTCTTATATACATTCTCAAATGATTTCATCCTAGTAAATTCTGGGTAAATTATCTTATAAAGAGCCATAATTAGACTATCTGCATAATCTGGTGACTTTTCTGGATCAATTACTTTTCTCTTTCTGTCTGATTTTATCTCATATATCCAGCTTCTTAATTGTAAAATGTACTTAGAACTAGGAGGTAAGTTGTAGAATCTACCACTTTTCATTAGTTCTGCTGTGTTAAATACCACTTCTGACTTTAAATTATAGTATTTTTCATCTTGTCTTGCTTTGTTTCCAGCTACAAATGGAAATACTTTATAGTGCAATTCATTCAGTCTATCGTATACTCCTGCTCCTAAACCTACTGTATCTACTACTATTTCTGAGTTATCTATTCCATATTTTGAACAAATCTCGCATACCTGTCCAACTACTTCCATTGTATTATTTGTATCAATAGCTAAATGTTCTAAGTAGAGTATGTCGCTTTCTTTCTTTCCTAAGACTGTAATTACTGTTATGTCTCTTCCACCTCTCGCTACGTCTACACCGATTAGATATTTGTCAAATTCATCTTGTTGTTTTAGTCTTTGTGAGTTTTCTATTGCTTCATTTGAAAAGATTGAATATTCTAGTTCTTGTGGAAATTCTGCTTCGAATAATACTAAGAATTCTAATTCTGTCAGTTCTCTTCTCTGATCATCTATTGCTTCTTGTGTCATTCTTCCCTCTTTTACACAGTCTCTCCAATTAACATGAAACTTAGTCCAACCGTCGTCACTGTGATGTTGGTGAAAGTGATTTAGAAACCATGGATTACCTATTTCAAGTAATATCATATCTGGTTTTTCTACTAGCATTCTGTATATCTTAGAATAAGCATCATCTGGTATTTCTGCTGTTTCATCACAATTATGAACCAAAACTCCATTAGCAAAATAATTGTTGTTATCTTCAATTTCTAAGTTATAAACTGGCAATTTGTATTTCAAACTTCTTTTTGAAACAACTGTGTCTACTCTCAAACCAACCCAATTCCAAAAATCTTCTGACCAATCTATATAACTATAATTTTTATATTTCTTTCCTTGTGTTCTTCCATGATATTTTAAATGGCAGGTATGGCATAAGGTTATCAAATTAGATTTATCAGAATTCATTTTTTCCTTGTCTATGTGGTGGACATCAATACCTTTGTTTCCACACTTTAAACATTTATACTTATCTCTTTTTCTTATTTCTTTCTTAAGCCTTTCATTAAACAATCCGTCATATAAATCCTCTGATATGCCACCTTGCCAATTTACATTTTTGTCTCTAGATATACGCTTACTGTGATATTGATTTTTGCAATCCATACAACAAAAATTAGTTTTATGGAGAAGAGAGGGGATTTTTGTAATTACTTTATTGCAATTAGAACACTTTATCTTTCTCCTTTTTCTATTAACTAGACCAAAACATTTCTTTGAACAATATTTTCTACTTGTCTTTATATATTTATTTCTAATTTTAACTTTCTTTTTACAGTATTCACATGAGAAATAAGAAAATCTCCTTTGGAATAAACCTCTACATTTTCTACTACAAAAATTATATTTAACTCTATTTATATGTGATCTTCTTTTTCTAAAATTCTTCCTACAATGATCACATTCGATTTCCATATTTTATATTACACCACACAATATTAAAAACTTAACCAAAACCCACAGAAAGAACCTTATCTTTTTCTTTTACATCCGAAGCCTTGGTATATCCTTTTCCAATTACGTAAATTGGATGATTTGGAGTACACTTTAGTTTATTTTCTTTCATTTTCAATTCTATCAATTTTACTGTTTTACTCTTAAAATATCTTTTTATCCTTTTAAATTCTAATTTCTTTCTCTTGTGATTATAACTTAACACTTTTACTTTCTTTCTTTTCTCTACTATTTCTCCTATTTTTAATTTACCTTTATTTGTATTTATCAGTGTATTATAAGGAAAACAAATTACGAAATCATAACCAAAACCCATTACACCGAATCCTTTCTTTTGTAAGTCTATTGATTTTATTTCTATTAGTGATCCGTTTTTGAAAGTTATTCTTCTCTTAGATACTTCTTTTCTTAGTCTTTCTAACTTAGACATTCCTTCTGTGTCTACCATTACTATTTGATCGAATATATTATTAGAACTTAACATTGTAGCTACATAATCCATTATTGGTTTTGTCTTATCGTAGCTAGGGGCAATAATACCAACCCTTACGTTGTTATTGAAAATAGCGTATAGAATCGCTGAAATAGCTATAATAAAAGACTTTCCTGCTCTGGTAGTACTTCTTATAGTTATTTTTCTTTTGCCTTCAAATACTGCTTTTAGGATGTCATGCTGGTAATTGTAAATTTCTATATCGAAAAACATTCTACATATCTTTCTTAGTCTTTTTAGCAGTCTTGGTTTCATCCTCACCATCCACAAAGTCTTTTAACTTCCAGATTAATCCTTTTTGTTCTATGTTTACTTCTACTTCTGGTTTGTCTTTCCAATTAACTGGGTCTCTGTTCTTTAAGTAGAATATAATAGCTGGTATGCTTTTGTCCTTTATACATTCATATAATTTAGATTGTGCAAACTCAATTGCTATGTTTTGTATTTCTTCTACTTCTTGTTTGTATTGTTTGTCTTTCTTTAACCAATCATAATGGGTAGTTCTAGTAATACCTACTGATTTACAAGCTGTAGTTACTATTCCTAACGACTTAGTTAAAGCTTCTATCATAGCTTTCTTTTTTATAGTGTTAGGTTTTGTTAGTTTTTTCTTTCCTTCTTTTACCATAAATACCACCTTTATAACTTCTTAGCTTTTTTGTTTGTTAGTTTTTCCCATCTGTTTATTATTACTTGACAGTATGATCTATCAATTTCCATCATGTAACACCTTCTGTTTAACTGTTCACAGGCTATTAGAGTTGATCCTGAGCCACCAAATAAGTCTAGTATTATTTGATTCTCTCCAGAGTAATCTTTTAGAATATTGCAATGTAATCCTACTGGTTTTTGAGTTGGGTGAACACGTTTAATCATTTCTTCAGTTCTATTTCCTTTTCTCAATAGACCAGACCATAGATGTCTATATATTCTACTTGGTCTTTTAAATGATGTCCAAGCTATTTCACAGTCTGCAAAATTATTAGATGGAATACCCTCTCTTTTATCCCAAATTAACCAACAGGGAGTATCTCCTAATTTTGAAGCAACATAATTACCACCCCATATTATCTGGTTTTTTCCATAGTTCAATAAAAAAGTTGGATCAAACGGTTTGTCATCGCCAACTATCTTCTTGTGCTTCCCAACTTTTACTATTCCACTGGCTCTATTGGAGCCAGTGGAAGACTTGGATTCAAGTCTTCCACCACCATATCCTATTTTAGAATTATCCTTTACTATATTGATCCCATAAGGAGGATCAGTGAATACCATATCTGCCTTCTTTCCATCCATTAACTTAACCACGTCTTCTTTCTTAGTAGAATCTCCACACATTAGTCTATGGTTTCCTAGTTGGATTATGTCTCCTGTTTTTATATTTGTTTTTATTTCTTCTGGATTGTCTGCTTCTGGGTCTTCAAATTCTTTCTCTTCTGTATTGAAATTTAAATCTAAATCTTGGAATTCAAGTATGTCTTCTAGTTCTTTTGTATTTAGTTCGAATTCTTCAATGAACGTTTCTAGTCCTCCTTGTGTTATTATTCCGTATTGGGAGTTATAAGTTAAGACCATTTCTGCTGCTTCTTTTTGTGTTTTTGCTTCTATTTCTACTATTGGTAGTTTATTGTCTTTTAAGATGTATTCTTCTTTAATTAGTTCTTCTACTGCTTTTAGTCTTTGATGTCCGTCTAGAATATAGTTTTTTTTATCCCATATAAAAATAGGAGCATTGAAACCGTTTTTTATTATTGAGTTTTTTAGTTTTTGTTTTTCTTTTAGTCTTAGTTCTTTTAACTCTCCTTGGAAGTTTAATAGTTTGTTTATCTCTAACATCTTACAGTTTTTTACTTTTATTTTTATTTCTTTCATTAATACCACCAATTAACATAATATCAACTTTTTACCTCTTCAAACCAGAGAGCCATTATAAACAAAGTTCCCCATGGGTGTGAAGTTGTTGGTTTACCGTAGTTGTCTTCTTTTTTGTAGTATGGAGCTATTACTAGTTCGTATTCTTTTAAAACTTTATCTCTATGTCTTTGTATTTCTTGGTTTACTGCGTCTTGAAGTGCGTTAGTTTCTGGAATACAAATTATTCTGCAGAATAAGTTTTTACAACTAAGATCAACATTTAATGATTGCACATTTTAAGTATAAATCGATATGTTTTTAAATAGTTCTGTATAATAGGGTTCCAATGCATGTTTATTTTATTAATGAAGGTCTCCCTGAATCTCTCAATAGATTTGAACAACTCTTCGAGAGACATTCATTTGGCGGCCAGCCTACAAGACTTAGACAAATGAGATTCTACAATTTACAATTAGATAAGCGTTACTTGAATCACTACTTAAATGAGTTGAGACCTAGAGAAGATTTTAAAGAGATGATTTATAGAGATGGTGTTAATTATAAGTTTAAGCATAGAAATTCACCTTTTAAGATTCAGAGAGCTAATAAAATGCTGAACTTGGGAGCTAAAGTATTTGGAAGATTTGTTGGTGTTAAACCTATTGATTGGGATAACGTTCCTATGGGTAAGAAAACAATTCCAACTCAATGTGTTAATACTTTTACATTTGGTATGTCTGAAGATAATGCCGTTTTAAATGAGAGAAGCGGAATATGGGAGGAGTGGTTATGAGCAATATGTATCCGATTAGTATTACAGAACCTTTTGATGAGAAAGATTTAGCTAATAAGAATACAATAGTTCCTTATAAAGTCAAAGATCTTATTATGTGTGAGTCTATCATTATGGGAACTGGGAAACCTTTTTCTTGGATTTTAATGAGACCTTTTAGTGGTAATCAATCAATTGCTACTGCTTTTAAGAGACATGGTGATTCTCTCAATATGGTTTATCAGAATAAACAAGATATTCATTGGTATTCTAATATAAGACCTGAGCATGTTTTTTATGTTAAAAAAGAATTAAGAAAATCTAAGAAACGAAGAAAAAAGAATCTAATGGAAATAATGGATTATAATATTGAAATGCTTAGAAAGTCTATGAATATGAAAAGAAGTTTCTGGGATAAGTTACTTAGTAGAAATAAACCAGAGAATGATATACCAGATGACTATTTTAAAAATTTCGTGTTTATTGAGTTTCCATGTGAACAAGATGAGTATAGAAATTTAGTTTTTCTCTAATTTTCTTATACTATATAACGAATATATTAATGCTATTGCCAAACCAATAGTGTATAGACATAATAGAGATAAACTAATCTCCGTTAGTAGCTTTCTCATAGCAACATCTACATACATATATTTCCTCCTTATCCCAAACTTTTCCACCGAAAATAGATTTCCAGATGTTTCCTTTAGCTGATCCCAGTTTTGCACAAGCATCTAGAGAACAATAATAGCATTTCATTTTTTATCACCAGTGTACATAAAAATACAGTGTTTTTTAAGATATAACGGTAAGTTTTCGTAGATTTTTAGAATCTCTTCGCTAGAATAATGTTTTGCATTTAACTTTCTTTTTCCTTTATTTCTATCCACTGCAAGCACCGTATCCGCATTGCTTACAACTTACGCAACCAGATTCATATATTAGGTATGAACCGCACAATGGACACCTTTTTTTATCTAACATGATTACATATACGATAGCATATATAAATATTTTTCTACATTTTCTTTTATTTTTAGGAACTTTTATCTTTTGTACAAGTCCATCTTAAACAATTTCCCATAAGATATTTGTTTACTTCTTTTCCAAACATTCTGTTAAATTCCATTTGTACGCTGTCGTTTGTAGGAAGTCTTAAGTCATCATCTTCTTTTGCAAATATATCTTTTTTCAGTACTTCTTCATAGTTTTCTTTATTATACTCTCCTCCTAGTATTCTGTTAAACTGTACAAGACTGTTATATCTCTCAACTGTCTCTAAATTTATATCTGTGAAATTACATTTTTCTAGATATTTTCTTAGAGTTTTTGGAGAATAATAGTAATAGTGATTTGGATCATAGTGGAATCTCTTTATTGTTTCGTTATTAAATTTACTAATCCTCCAGTCATCTTGATTTGGAACTTCACCTAAGAATTTACCGTCTTCTTTTAATGATGAATTTATAGATTTTATAACTGACATTGGACAATATACGTGTTCCATAGTATGGAAAGTTACAACTAAATCAAACTCGTCTTTAATTCCTAAATCTTCTATTGGTTCGGTGTAAACTTTGAATCCAAGATTCTTAGAAAAATCAGAGTAGCTTTTAGTTAATTCTATTCCTGAAACGTTTGCTCCTTCATTTTTCATAACTTCTAGAAAATAACCAGATGATGATCCAATTTCTAGTATCTTCTTTCCTTTTATATCCCCATATCTTTTTTTTATAAATTCTATTCTTTCTTTGCAGTCATTTCTAGTAACTGGATCATTGAATAACTCTTCTGGAGTTTGTTCTGGCAATTCATCTACTTTTCTGTAGTCATCCCTGTAAAAGTCTTCCATTTCCTTTTTTGTCTTTTTTATCTCTAAAAAAACTAAGTTACATTTTTTACACTTAAGTATGTTATTTTCTTCAAATCTAGTTTTATCCCATATTAATTCATTTTCTTCTGATTCACAGAGATTACATTTCATTATAATTCACCTATTTCAACTTTTTAACTTCTTTTTGAGACTTAATGCAAAATGGATCTCTAAATATTAAAGGTATTTTAGAATCGCATTTTCCTTCATACAAGCACATTTTATATAAAAATATCTTCTTATAAGCAACAACTCCTGATCTTTTACCTAGATAGTAACATTTCATAATAATTCTCCTAACCAATAAAAATGTTTTAGTTTTACTGATTCCCATTCATTTAAGATTATCCTAAAGTTATTAGAAAATAGAAGTGGATTTTTTAAGAACTTAAAAGCTAATCTTGTTGAGCTTGTTATACCGAAAGTTTTCTTAGAGTTATTCCATCTGAAGAATAAAATAGACGGACTAGATAGTGCTTCTCTTTCTGTTTGTTCTATCCAGTCCCATAGTTCTGATTTTTTACTCGTTAGGTCACCAATTTTTATAGGATTTTTTCTTATTTTACATTCTACTACTACGTCTTTGTAATCTTCTGCTTCTGAGAAAACATCTCCTTTTAGTGTTCTTGTTTTAAAAGAAGTAGAAAATCCACCTGACATTGGTACTCTTAGAAATTCTTTTCCTGTTAGTTTAGATAGTCTCTTGGCAATTTCTCTTTCGAATTTCTTTCCTTTCTTTATGCTATTGGTCATTATCTTCATCATTATGTATTTTAATGCGACCTCTGTCATCCAGTTTAAAATCTTGTTCTTCATTTATTCCTGTATGCCTATGTAATGTTCCGTCTGATTTTATTGAAATTAGATTACCATCTTTGATTATCTCTCCATACTCATCGACAACGCTTAGAGTAATGCCAAAAACAGTATGACTTAAAGATAATCTTACTATTTTCTCTTTACTTTCCTCCTCTTCGTATATTTCTAATTCCATGTTTTTACCTGTTCTTCTTCTTTGTCTTTTTTAACATCTTTTTCAACTGTTGGTCAACTAAATCATCTTTCTTAGCTCCGCTCCATAGAAAAGCTGATACTGCAAATAGAACTAATATTGGTAATCCTGTGCATATTAGCATATATCCTAATAACAATGATCCTAGTAAAATCAATAATCCTACTACTGCGAAAGCAATAGCGACTAATCTTTTTGGGTTTTTCCAATTCATAGTTTCACCTCATTTAACCACGATCCAGAAGAGAGACGGCACTATGAATTATGACGATCATGTGAGATATAACCATAGTGCTCAACTGAATCGTTTTAGTTTTGAGTCAGATATAGCGAACTAATCACCCCACATCGGACCGAGATTTTAGTTAATTCTAACACCATCAGCCCCATAAGGGCCGATTGAAAAGAGCTATTTTCCCGATTGTTTGGTGTTACTTGGAATTTTTGTGGTCTTTTACAATGACACAAAAAGACCAAACAATCGTATAGAAATGATGAATCACTTGGGGGTGAAAACATCACGCTCATTCAAACTATTTAATCTGTCAAAGACAGACTATTTCCCACTCTTAGAATCTTTCTTCTTAGAGTCTTGAGTTTCTACTTCCATTATTTCGTTAAAGTCATCTGGATTAAGTTTTACTGGTTTCTTGAATCCATGTTCTCTTCCTAACAGTTGCAAGTAAGTTTGCAAGTCTCTATTTACTACGTTGTATAGATAGTTTATTTCTGTCAATCTATTCAACCTAAAATCCAATTCTCTTTTTTCAGTCTTATTCAATTTTTTCTTCATTTTCTTTCACCTTTTTCCATCTCCTCTTATGAGATTCAGATATAATTTGATTCTTATGAACTCTCTTTATTAGTCCTTTTTCTTCTAACTCTCTTCTGTATTTTCTAATAGTTATACAAGATAATTTTACTTTCTTAGATAGTTCAACACTCGATAGATATGGGTCTTCTAGTAAGAATTTTACTATAAGTCTTCTTCTTTCTTTTGTTTTTACATTCCATCTATCCTGTTTTGTTAGTGTTTTTATCCCGAATCTTCTAAGCCAGAAGCTAATACTTGGAGGACTTCTCTTTAGTATTTTACTGATCTCACTTAGAGTAAGACCATTGGAATACATCTCTATCATTTGTGCTTTTTCTTCTTCAGTTATCATATTAATCACTTTTATATCTATATATTTATAAATCTATCTATACCTTCTTAAATAGTCTAATGTTAAGACCTTCTATTTCATTCATATATTTCTTTTCCTTCTCTGTTAATTTTACTTTCTTTGAGAATACTTGTTTACATCCTAGTCCTTCGAAAACTCTCTTGTAGTTTCTTCCGAATAATCTGGTTGAATTTGGTGGTACTTCTTCTGATTCTACCGTATATATGTACTTTTTTGATATTCTTACCATTTCTTTGAATACTTCTTTAGACGTTGGATGTATGTGCATTAAAACTGCCATTGAGAAGACTATATCATATGAATTATCTTTCATCTTTGGTAGTAATTTTTCGGCTCTTCCAGTATATATTTTGCTATTTTTTAATGATTTATAGTGTTTTCTTAGCTTTCTTACTGCATTTTTGCTTATTTCTAATCCGTCTACATCAAAACCTAGTTTCTTTAGAACATGTATATTTGTACCAACATTGCATCCAATTTCTATTAGTTTTCCTTTTCTTACGTATCTTCTAAGTTTCTTTCCTACGTAAGTTATTGGTCTTAAGTCTTTTTTTAGATATTCCTCTGGCATATTCATAATGTCTTTTTCTGCTTTCTTCTCCCAGTATTTATAACAGTCTTTTCTTTTCATTAACCACGGAGTTACTATTCCAAGTTCGTTTAAAAGTTTGTTTGGATAAACGAACAAATTTGCTAAAAATCTATTTATTCTACTTCTCATATCATTTCACCTTTAATTTGATTCCTTCTTTAATATGTAATATATTTTATTCTGCTCTTTTCTTCTTTCTTTTATTTCTGGTATTTCTCTATATTTTTTGTCGTATTCTCTCTTTTTCTTTTTTACTTCTGGTTTTCGATTATACCTTCTATTTATTTCTCTCATTTCATCTATTAGTTCATGTCCTTCTAGAGTGAAATAATTTTGGTAGTATATATCTCCAGAATCAACTTTATCTTCTATTTCAAATAGTGTAATGAACATTTCATCTTCTCCTGCTAGAACTCTCCATGTCATTGGAGACCAACCTTTACCTTCTGGCAGAGCACTTCCATGTACTACTAGATTATGTTTGTTTTTTTCTAATATTTCTTTTGGAACCATTTTTTCACAACTTAGAAATATTGCTACATCTCCTTCTTTAATTTCCTCGTGTTCTCTGCAGAAATATACCTTTTCTCCTAGTTTTCTTATTTCTGATATTAATTCATGTCTGTATTTATTCATCCAACTTTTATGATTATCCACAACAATTGCTATTTTCATTAATTCACCTTTCATGTGACAAAATAAACATACTTCCTAGATATATATAATAAATAAATGATGGAATTAACACTATAAAAACCCATATAATTAAAGCCAATATTGATAATAATTTAATAAAATACTTTAGATTACGTTCATGGGAAGACCTCAATCTTTTTGTTACTGGTAAGACAGTTAATATTGGCATAAGAATAAAATTGTGTAAACCAATAACTTTGTCTAGGTAATATGAATTTCTCATATTGATATACCTCTAATAAAATCTTTACAAGCTAAGTAAGTCTTAATGTGTTTGCATTTAAAATCTTTTTTCTTATATCCATGTACACTAAAACCTATGCAATTACACGTATTATTATCTGTATCTATGTGGTACTCTTTGTCTTCGTGAGTATATACTGTATAACCGTTTAGTTTTTCTTCGTCAAATTTCATTAGAGCACCTTCACAAATTTTATAGGGAGTGGATAGTTTTCCTCCTTTTCAAACTGACTTCTTTTACTTTCTGACTTTACGATCTCCACTATATAACCCTTACTTATGTTTACAATATCGCATCTTTTTCTGAATGGTTTCTCCATTACTGCTTCAGTTATGAAGTTCTCTCCTTTTTTTAATAGATTCCAAGAATACAAAAACTTAGATTTTTCGTGTTCATAGGAATTGGCTGTTGATAAACGTATGCAATTCATGTGTATTCTACTCTGGTGTTCGAATAGCATTTTGGTTTCGTATTGTTTTCTATTTCTTTGATTGTAGTTCATTCTTTAGTTTCCTCTTTATATATCTCTATCCAAGTTTCTAAAGGTAAAAATACTTCTCCGTAGTCATCTATCCATGTCCACCAACCACCAGCTAATTCCATTGTTTCTTTAATTTCCATAAGTTTTGATGCTGGAATAGTTCCTTGTCCCCATTTTATTGGTACTAACGGATCTTTATTTATCCATTCCCAAAGAGAATACTCAAATCTATCCAACCACTGAGCACAATAATATTTTTCTGATATATCCTGCATCATTAGTTCTCTTAATTTCCATATTGGATTGTTCATAAAAACGCCTCTATTTTCCTAGAGCTTAGAGCTACATCATTTTCAAGTTGATCTGCCATTTTAGTAATTATTTTAAAATCGTTTTCCCATTCTTCACCAAGAGAAGTTACACCCCTGTTTGCTAGAATTTGGACGTAAACTTCCATTGCTCTTCCTAATGCCCATTTTCTGTCTTTAGCATCCCAGTATTCTTGACTTGGTCTTTCTTGTGGTTTTTTAGTTTCTTTAGATTCTTCTGCTAGTTCGTTTCCTTTCATTATGTTTACTATGTTTTTGAACTTATTGTCTTTACTAAATTTGTATTGTACCCAAACATAGTCTCCTTCTTTATATCCTTCAAACTTTTTGAAAGTGCTTATTTTCTCTCCGTTAATAGTTATTACTGTCAGTTTTTTAGTACCATATTCTGTTTCTTTTTCAGCTTGATATATTTCTTCTATTTTACCTTTTATTTGTAGATTCATTTTACCAACTCACTCCTTTTCCTATTTCTAAGGTAGTACATCTAATACAAACAGGTTTTTCTTTTGGTACGTTATACTTATCTCCTTCTGGAACCCAACCAAGACATTCAGAACAAATTCTCATATTTTCACCTTGTAATATACTATATACGAATACCTTTATAAAGGTATCTCCTAAGATTACACAAATAATTAATAGGTTACAAACTATTTTTGGTTCACACACTTAATATAGTTTTCAAATGTCCTCTGGTTCATATATTTTCTATATACCTATATGTTTATAAAGGTATCGCTTTTATTTATTCAATCAACTCCGTATATCTTTTCCATAATTTTTTTATCTCCTAATCCTCTTAAATATCCTATTTTCCAAGCTCTATTTACATTTTTTTCTTTACTACATCTTCCACATTTTATTGCTCTTTCTGATCTTCCTTGTATTGGAATATTACACCAAACACATAAGTTAATTATCTTCATCATTTAACCTTTCTCATTCAAATATTTTTTTCTAAGTTCATACAATTCATTACCAAGATTATTACTCCAATTGCAATTATAGGACCTACAAGAGTCTTTAGAACTATGGTATATTTTATCAATTCTTTCTATAATCTCTCTAGAAACTTTTTTTCTTTCTAAATCAATAATATCAGCTATCATATCTCCTTCATGTTCCATATCACTCAAATATCTTTCAATAACAAACTCTTCAATCTTTTCTTTTTCTACAATTTCTCTTTCTTTTTTTCTTTCATCTTTGATTTTCTTTTTCAATATTTTCATCCATTTAATATCATTTTCTAATAATATATCTTCTATTGTTGACATCATCTTACCTTCCAATAATGTACCTTTCTACCAGTATATGGACATTCTTTAGTTCCTGCATCTATTAAATAACCCATTTCTCTAAGTTCAAATACCCTAGGGGTTATACTATTAATCTCCCATCCTAATATTTTAGCTATTTCTCTGTTGCATAATCCTTGTGGATTTAAAGAGATTACTTTATATACTTCTTTTTGTTTCTTTCCAAGTTCTTTTCTTACTTCCATAAAAGCTAATAAAGAAGTGTCTCGGATCATTTATTCACCTCAAAAAATGCTTGTGCAAAACCTTTAGGAGTTATTGCTCTTCTTTCAGTTCTTGTTAGTTTACCGTAGTATTCTCCATGTATATCTTTAGTTTTCATTTTATCAAATTTCTCTTTTGTACATTTTATAGTATTCTTCTTTGGTTCATTAAACCAACCCCATAAGTGAGTTTTCTTTTTGTAGTTATCTCCGAAATCATAAGGATTAAATTCATAAGCTGGTTTTCCTAAGAAGTATTTTAGCATACCATTAGGATTTTCTAATGCCCAGAATTTAAGATTTGTTTTCTTTGATGTGTTTGTTGTTGTTTTATATTGTACCATCCAAATTATTCTAAGACAATTTCTCACTATACTCATTCCTGATTCTAAATCTCTTGGTTTCTTTGCATTTGTTCTTGCAAAACTGAACATTGTACAAGGAGGGGCTGCTAGTATTCCATAAACGTTTTCTGGAGGTATATATGTTCTTACATCGTAATCTGGAAGTGTTATATTTCTTACATCATATCCTGCATCTTTATATGGTTTAGACCATGAACCAGTGCCTCCGCAGAGATCAAGTATTATTTTATTCATTCTTCCATATCTCCTTCGTCCCATTCATCCTCTTCTGGTGTTCTTTCTCTTGCGTGAGCTACTAAGTCAATTGGAAGTTCTTTGTTTCCTTCACATCTTTCTAGTAAAATAACTATTGAACCGTCCCATTCGTTTAGATCGCTAACTATCCCATGAGAGTTAAATAAATCTAATAGTCTTTTTCTTTCTTCCCATCTGTAATATCTTGGTAAGTGGATGGTTATTATCTCTTCATAGCCTTTTTCTGGTTTCCATACCATACTTGTACTTGAATAGTTCCTATCCTCAAGATTAAACTTTATAAAATTTCTCTTCATAGATTCACCCAAGTAAGTGATTAACTAATGTAGCTGTCCAATCTTCCTTAAAACCGTCTTTACTAAAGTTTCCAACACTAATCCTTTCAGTCAAAACCAAACAATCCCAAATCTTCGTTGTCATTTCGTTCACCCCATATTATCTATATACCAATGTATTTATAAATGTATTGTTAGTAGGGGAGAGGGGTACTTTCCGAGTCAATGAGGTGAACTGGAAACTTGAGGTTATATATTACTTACTTATGTAATACTAATATCTAATATATATAAAAAAAGATTACATAATTACTTTACTTACTTACAAATAGTTTTTTAATATGTATGGTTCATTACCTTACATAATTATGGAGGTTTTGAATATGAAAGTGAACCAAACATACTGTATCGACTATGCCATCGTAGAATGGTTAAAGGAGAAAAAAAACAAAAGTGCGTTAGTAAATGATTTACTAAGACTGGAAATGGAATCGGAAAAAACATCGAACATTCAAATGATCACTTGTCCATCATGTGAAACTAAGTATTCGAGCAGAATAAAAGAATGTCCAGGATGTATTGAAGAAAAATTGAAACAATTAAAGAAAGAAACTGAGAAAGATCAAGCAACAGCAGATTCAGTTCTAAATGCGAAGGTAGTGGAAGAGAAAAGAAGATGGTGCGAACACTGTAAAAAAGACATCACAAACACACTAAGTTTACCAGACAAAAAGAAAAATTGTCCTTACTGCTACGGAAGAATCTTAACTCCTCTTACTAAGGACCCAACCAGCGATTAAATGAAAAATGAAAAAAACAATGTGAGAGAAGAAACGGACAACAGATACTGTGAGCATTGTAAGAAATTAGTTAATATTAAGAGAACAAAAAAAGAGAAAAAGTATATCTGTTATCACTGCGGTAAGAGAATCCTTATTTTTCTTACTGATAAATGGTTTGAGATAAAAGAATGAAACATTACTATGCAGTGGTCAAGTGTGATAAATGCGGTCAAATACAAGTAATAATGTCTAAGAAATTAAAATGTAGAAGATGTGAAAAGAGTACTTCTAAACCGTATGTTTACAAAGTGTTTAGTAATCCTTTGGTTGCTTGTGATTTTTGTCAGTCAATTAAAGATCATTTGTATAATAAGAAGAGACCAATATGGGAGTTTAGATAAAAAATAAAAAAGAAGAAACTACTTCTTCTTTTTCTTCTTAGTTCCTCCAATTCCTAATACATCCATATTATGTTTTGCATAATTAACAATCAAACTTATAACACCTAAATAAATCATTGAATTAGGATCAGCTTGATATGCTTCTGTCAAATATGCACCTGCTGTTAGAATTCCACCGTAGACAAAATACTTAATTGCTTTTCTTATTGTGTGGTGGTCATCCCATAGATTTTTTACTTTCTTATACATCATATCACCTCATACTGTTAAGTTGCATACAATAGCATGACTTAATCTAAAAATATAATAAGACCGTTTGTTAGTTCCTTTGTATTCTACCCATACATCTGAACCGTAGTTGTTGTTTACATATTTTATGAAATCAGATGATGTAGTAGAGTGTAGTCCTTTAACATCACTATACCAATAATCTAGTCTGTATAAGTTTGCACCTTCTAATTGATTTTCAAATTCATCGAAACTTGTGCTTACAGAAGATCCAGTCATATAGTGTTTACTGAATTTTGGATTTTTTCTAATTTCCAATCAATCACCTTTCTGCATTTCTAATACTTCTTCCATATCTATTTTTGTTGTGTTTTTCTTTTTAATTTTTAACAATTCTTCCATTATGGATTTCTCATATTTAGATTTTTTTTTACCTGTCATAACACTTTCCTCCACACTCTTATCGAAAATAATGGTCTTTTTTACCCTTAGTTCCTTGTTGTTATACATGAAAAACATATCGTATTCTTTGTTTTTAATTATCTTTGGACACTCTGATAGATTTTTTATAACATACTTACTTGTAGATTCGAATACTCTAAAACATTTATCTTTAGTATCCCAGAACAATACCCATCCATGGCCGTAGTTCATATAGAATCCAAGTTGTACCCAAGCTTCCCATGGGTAGAATTCTATACGGTTTCCATTGGTTTTAACATGTTTGAAGTTTAATAATACACTAATTGTGTGATTAGCTAAACTTTCACAGTTATGGACGACTATATCATGCTCTGGGAGATATATTCCATTATTTTCAGTTTCTATATCATAAACATTCTTTGCTTCTCCATCTTCAATTTTTAATATAGTTACTGGTTTTTTATTATAGAAATCTTTTATGTACGGTCTTATTCTGTAGATTGGATTTCTTCCTAAACCACCATGTTTTACATATTTTTTAAGCGAAGAGTTGTATCCCAAAAATTTGGTTAATAATCTTATCTGGGTTGCTAGTTTTCTAGATATTGTTCCGTATACGTTATTGTTCCCATACTTAGCAGAATCAGCTTTTAATCCTTCCAATAATGCTTCTATTTGATCATCATTCAATTGTAAAAGGTCTTTTGTCAGATGTTTATTTAAAGCACCATGTCCGAAATTCTCAAACATTTTTGAAAGTTCTTTGTCTTTTACATTTATATATCTCTCTTGCCACTTGTACGGTATATCGTTAGCTTCACAATAACAAACTACCCATTTTTTCTGTTCTTCTTTTGGAAACCCATCTTTTCCAGATATTGCAAAATCTAGTCCTTTGTGAATTTCCCATCCATCAGCTATATATAACCCTATTAATTTAAGAAAATCAACATCATGATCACATGTAAATTTCCTTTCCAAAGTTTCTGGTCTTAACAATACATCCCCTTCTCTTAATTCAGATACCTTCTTTACAAATATATTATTTGGAGTCGTTACTTTACTATCTATAAAAAATATTTTATGATCTTCAGTTGCTTCTAATATCGAACCAGTGCTAAGGTATATCTTCTTTACTTTTAACTTCCCCTTCTCCCACTTGTTTTTAACTTTTGTAATTTTGCCATCCATACCATATATTTTTTCTCCTACATTAATGTCCTTTATTTCTATTAATTCCATATCCTCCCTTAAAAGCAGAGTATCTTCTGGAAGGCAATCATCCGACATAGTCATATGTGTTTCTTCAGAATTAGACCAGAAGTCTCCTATTGATCCGTACTTATCTGCATCTAGTATATAGTTAAAGTCTTTTGCGTGTTGTTTGAAAACAGCCAATAAGACCTCTTGCTTTGTCTTTGGTTTATATTGGTCATAGATGCTCTGTGCGTATTTAATTATAGGTAGAGAGCCCATTTGGATCAAATTACGCACATCCATAGGTTGATGTACCCATTTCTTTGATCCTTCTGTCTTTTTTCTTACATATCTATCTCTTCTATTGTTGAATATATAGCTAGTTAATTTAAGACTGTTTATGTATTCTTTAGCTTTTGTGTGTGGTGGTTCAAAGTCATGTTCAACTATGGTTTCAAGTGCATATATCTCTTCTTTTAACTTAGCCACTTCTTGTTCTTTCTTTGTTAATTCAGAACTTAGCTCTGCTATTTTATTCTTGTTTTGATTAGAAGTAGAAGATAGAGAATCTTCCAACTTTTTTATTTGTTTTTCAAGTTTTATTACTTGAAGCTCTTTAGATTTAGATGTTTTTTCAAATTGAGTCATTAAAAGCTCTTCTTTTGATATTTCTGTTTGAACCTCATCTCTATAGCAAGCATGTATGTCCTTTTTGAATTTGTTAAATCTAAGATACTTGCCAGAGATAAATTGTGCTATTTGGTCTTTCCAGTCCATTTATACACCTATGTTGGATTCCATCCCATAACTGCTCTCTTCAAGAATCCTTTAGCGTAATCTACAACTTCTCCTGCTGTACCTGCGGCTCCTGCACTGCCTGCAAGATTTCCAGTACCGCCAGCTCCACCAGTTACTGTTCTAGTTCCTGCTGTTAGAGTTCCACCTACTGATGTGAAGATAAAGCCACCTGCTCCTCCACCACCACCGTCGGTATCGTCTCCTGCAGCTGCATCTCCATTTCCACCTGTTCCACCAGTTGATGAGAGAGTTCCTCCAGTGTTGTCTAAGTTTCCTCTTACATTTAGTATAATTGTACCTCCTGCACCACCGCCTCCGCCTCCTTCTCCGAAGGCTCCATTATTTTGACTACCGAATCTTCCACCGTTTCCAGAACGAAGTGGTCTTCCTAATAACAATCCTGTTTTATCTGTAGCTGCAGTTCCACCCGTTTGACCACCTGAGCCATCTGCTCCGCCTGCAGTGAATAGTGATCCACCACCTCCTCCATCGTCAACGTTGTTTAGGTCCGAGGTTCCACTAGCAGCAGGATTTCCACCGTTTACCTGAATTGTACTATTGTTGTCTACATTTCCATAACAGTGAATCATTACTATTCCACCAGATACTCCTCCTGCTTTCCATGTTCCATTTTCATTTCCTGTTAATTCTGTTCTCTGAACCTCTGTTCTTGCTACTGTATTTGAAGTTATAGTTCCGTTATTCGTTAAATTTCCCAGACAAATTATCTGAGTTCCCCAATCATAAGTTCCTGATAAACCAAGAGTAAGGGTCTGACCTGGGTCTATAGTTAAACTGCTATACACGTGTGTACCGTAAATAGTTGCTCCTGCTGCAATTGTTACATCTCCTTCATCAAAAGTTGAACCATCTAAGTAAGCAAAAATATCTTCTACTGGTTCATTTGCATATAAAACATCCCCGTCTGTCTTGGGGAAATCACCTTCTGCCATCATAATCACCTATACTTGACTAAACGTTAGATTGTAGCGGAAGTAGAATTCTTTTGTAGCGTCTTTTGAGATCGCTGCGAATTCCATTTCGTTGAACATTACAGTTCCTGGATCATCATTCATTAAAGCAAATTTAGTTATACTTGTTACTGTATTCTCTGTACTTGAAACAAAACAATTCCATACTTGTTTTAGCGATGGAGTTGAGAAACTATCAAAACTTGTAACTGCTTTTGTATCATCATTAGCACAGTCAGCATAGAAAGTTGTTGCAGTATCTGTTAGTGCTGGATCAGTTGTTCCATCTCCCCATGCGAAGTATTCGAAAGTTGTTCCGTTATAAGCACCTTGATTTGTTATTCGATTTGCAATTGTGTTATATCCTAAATTTACTATTAAGTTTTCTTTACTGAATAGATGTTTCCAATTACCCGTGAAATAATCTATCTCTTGTTCTTTAGTTTCTACATCAGTAAATAACTTATCCTTTGGAGTCTTCCTTTCGAAGCAATCCAAAACTCCTTTTAGTTTTAATGTATCATTCATTTTATCAACTCGTCGATAATGATGTAAAAGTTCCGTCACAAAATCTATATCCTAGACCGTTTAATCCAATTACAGTGCTTTGACTTATTGTTAAGTAATCTAGATAACAAGTTCCAGCAGAATCTGCTTTTGTTATGTATATCTTTATGTTTGCAATATCTGAGAAGTCTAAAACTCCGCTTGTTGCATCTGGGCTATCCATATCAAAAGTTAGATAATTCCAGAGAGTTTGTATTGTTCCTCCTCTTACTTCATTATAGTTCCATTCTGAATAAGCGGCTGCACTATCTGTGAATCTAAGTTTTACGTTTGTAATATCTGCTCCTGATACTGCATATAACCAAAGACCAGCAGTACCTGAACTAGCAGCACTATAATCTTTTACTATTGCTTGATCCAATATTCCTTCTGTACTGTTAGTCCAATCTACTTTTACAGAAGTTCCTCCTACCCATAGATAATCTGTATTTGTATTGTCTGAGAGAGTTAGGTTTGTTGGAGTCCAGTTAGTATTATCTGTCATATCATCTATTATCTGTCCAATTCCAAGTTTTCCATTGTCTATTGTGTGACCAAGAACAAATGAATCTGCAATATACCTAGTTTTTCCTTCTACATCTTCTGCACAGCCAATTTCTTCTTCTAGTATTTCTTCGTCTGTAATTAACTCAGTTGTTTCTCCTCTTGAACGTAAGTCTTTTAACTGTTGTAATATTTCTCTAATAATCTCTGCTTCTGTGTTAATATCTGTACTAACAAGAGTCATATTAGTTTCCCATTTTCCTACTGACATAACACATTCAAGTTCTATTATTTCGTATTTCGTGTCGTTTATGTTTCTATAAGGAGCATCAATATTAACCGTCTGTCCCACCTCAAGTCTTGGATCAAGTGGGATAGTAACTTTAATTACTGTTCTTGGATCTGAGAAATAAGCTAATAGTGCTTTAGCATATTGGGAAGCTCTTTCATCACTATCTACTGTATCGTCATTTTTGTAATATTTTCTTGTTAGACCATAAGTATCAATAGAATTCTGGTTTCTTGCTGTAGCAATAATTGGAGTAAAGTAGTCATATCTTATATTTACAGTATGACCATTAGGAGGAGCTACAACAAATTGAATTATTGTATGCTCTTTTCCATAAGTAACTGAGAAATCTGTATCTTCAGTCTTAGCAACTGCGTTTACTTCTAATAGAGTTAGTGGTTTTTTAGCTTTATACCCTAGAGCGAAAGCAGTTACTGTTCCGTCTCCTATGTATTGATCTGTCCAGTTAGGGGCTGCCACTTCTGTAAGTTTGTCTCCTCCAGTAACTCTTACGTAGTTGTATAGATCTTTAGCTTCTTCATTCAAACTTATGGAGTTTATTCTTTCATATGTTCCACTGTATATACTTGAGTTATAACCGTAAGACATTCCAGAAGAAACTTCACTTTTAACAAAAGAATGTAAATCTCTTGAATCATCTAGATAATACGTATAAGAACTTGTAGAATTACCAATGTCACACATTTCCTTTACTACATCTGCGAATATTTTCTGTTTACTTAAATAAGATTCTAGATTTTGTGTTAGGGATATTACTTTCATGTAATCCAGCATTAGAGTTTGAACTGTTGTATCTACTTCAAAAAATGGACTTAGGTTTCCTGCTGGAACGTTACTTGTTTCTGTTACCTCTAAAAGTCCATTTACAAAATATCTTACTTCTCCATTATCCCATTCTAACCTATAATAATTCCAATCATCTTGAGTTATTGATGTTGAAGTTGCAGTTGATTGTTCCGCTGTTCCGTCATCATTCTCACAGTTTACAACTGCACCTTCTAGTTCAAATTGTACGTATTCTGTTCTTGCACTATTAGAAAAACCAAATCTTGCAGTGTTTGATCCAGAAGTTACTTTTGCTCTGAATTCCATTGATTCATAATTATATTCATCTGGACTAACAACTGTTCTAGTAGCTCCAGCATTTCCTTTTACATCTAAAGTTCCATCAAATATCTCACAATAAGAAGGTTGAGCTCCCCATCTAGCAGTGCTCCAGTAGTCAAATCTATCAAAATCATCTGTGAAAGCATTCCAAGTAGTTATATTAGAACCGTAAGTTGTTGGAATTGCTCCATAAGTTGGATCACATAGTATAAAATCTACTCTTTTTTCACTCCAAGAATCGTTTACTTTTTCGTCTGTAAATAGCCCCTGAAGTCCTCTTCCCTCTATTTTAACAGTGCTATTCTTCTCTGGATTTATTTTATTTACTTGTCCAGCCATAAAGCGACTCATAGTTGAAGTTGGAATATAAGCAAACCAAAGTTCCTGATTTTCAAAGTGATTGAACTTATCAAGACCAACTCCTGCTGGATTTGGAATCACAAGCTCATAAGAACCATTTAAATCTAGAGCTGATTTCTTTGCACTTACTGATACAACTGGTAAGTCATTGAACCACTCATTATCACTTCTAATCTTGAAATAAGAAAACTGAGTGAAAAAACTACCAGGTATTGGATCAGGCACAGTCAATCACTTCCGACACCACCGCCAAAGGTATAATTTATTGTGGTATTCCAATTATTATCAACTTTAGAACAGTTAGCAAATAACCAAACGTTCATAGTCCTATTTTCTTCTATTCTCTTTATTACTATCTTTGGACTTTCGTTCAAGAATATACTTCCTGGATGTACGTAGTTAGAAGTTTGAGCAAATATAGTTAGATTTTCTGGTAATTCGTTTGTAACATTCAGAGTAATATTCCACATAGTCTCATTTCCTGAGTTTAGAACTGTAAATATTCCTGAATCAAAGTCTTGACCGTCTGGTTCTGATAACTCCATGTACTGTTGAAAGCAAGAGATATTTACATGGGAACGATTATTTGCTAGAGTAACAGTAAAATTTAATCCTTTATCACTTCCATTATAAACCCATTCAACCTCTAAGCCCGAATTAAAGTTCTTATCAAAAGAAAGAAACAAGATAGCTCCTAAGAAAGCAATAAGGGCTACAAAGAAACTCATTATTATTTTCTTATTATCCATATCAATACACCGATCCTAACTTTAAAGTTATAATTGCAGATATTTCTCCAGTATCATATGATTCTCCAGCTTTCATATTATGTCTTACCATTGAGATAAGTAATTTTTCACTTCCAGCACCAAACTCATAAGGATAATTACTATTATATGACCAAGCAGCTCCGTCCCAATCCCCACCTTTAAGCGTCCATCCAGAACTAAAGCTTGCACCAGTTAATGCATCTAGAGCAGTTATTGCTAATTTCGCAGTTGCATATGGTCTTGAAGTTCCTGGTTTTAATTTTGCATTTAAAGTTATTTCTACATGAGTTGAGATTTGATCCGTTAAAAATGGATATTGAACATAAGGAAAGTTCATTTCCCATGTATCTCTAGACTTTGTAACATCTATTGATTCCAAAACGAAAGTTAAAGTGTTCGTTCCATCTCCGAGTTGATAATAAATTTCAGTCATCTAATAGCCTCTTTGGAAAAAACCAAATCTAGAAGATTTGGAATTTACATCTTCTATTGCCTTTTTGACCATTTCCCCTATTGCCCTGTCTCCATTTCCATAGATGTTTATGGTATAATTATTTCCACCCGATTCTCCTAAAGTTGAAGGGTCTTTTACTCCTATAATTGTATCATCTGGTGAGAATGATGCTGCTCCTTGACCTGGTCTCATTATAAAATCATCCAAAGGGCTCCCCCACATACCTAAAGTTTCTCCAATTACATACTGAGTAGGGTCTTTAAGGCTACTTATTAATTGATCCATCTTATTCTTAATATATCCAACCAAATTGAAATTAGTTATTTTATCTGCCAAATCACCAATTGCTTTAGTAAATTTTTCAATAGCTTCCTTTGCATTTGGTATTACATTATCCGCTATCCATTCCAAGAATAATGGTATTATTGTATTGGTAAACATAGCATAAAAAGTATCAAAAACAAAAACTATCCATTGAGTCAATTTTTCAGCTAATAAACCTAACAAACCCGTTATTCCTCCTGTATCATACGCTTCCTTAAATTCAACTAATAA